GGGTATAGGAGCTAGCTCATCTTGTACATTACCTATACACATAGTAAAATTATCCGTATTATGTCTTGCCCTATCGGTAAGTTCTGCCATCAATCTAAAACCTTCACCAACTCTCTTTTCCTCAGTATAAAAATATAGCTTATTTGTTTCTGAAGCAAAAACTGATCCTTTAAAGATCTGATTAAGTATATTCTTATCAATCTTAAAGCTCATATCATATTGAAAAGCATTAATCTTCTCAATATTAAGACCAGGTTTAGTCAAAAAGCCGTCGTCAAATAGATGGTACTTAAACTTAACACCATTGCCTTTATACGCGATATTATTCGAGTTAATTATAAGATTAATCTCCTCATCGCTAATAGTATCTAGTACGCGAGTTAACTTCTTAACATCAGGTATATTAAGAGTTGAATAAAAGCTCGACGGCACTTTATACTCTGCGCAAAGTATAAGAGTATTATCGGTAGACGCGACAAGACTTGACATCTTCTCACGATCTACCGTTATAATAGAACTCTCACTTATCTTGGATAAAGAATCCAAATAAGCGACGAAGTCAATCGGTGATTTTAGCCTTAGCTGATTTACGTTTTGGTCGGACATTACTACTCTCTAATTGTAGTTTAATACCTTTCAATAGCAAGTTACTTTCCCTTACTGCATCAATTAGTATATCAATTTTAGCTGGTTCACTAAAGTCTAGCATACTCTGCTCTTCATGATAATTACTACTAACATTAGCTGGAGAGCTCCTTTGTAGTTCTGCCATAGCTTGCTCTGGTGAAACTGGAACCGGTGAGACTGGTGCTTGTAAAGCGGGATCCGGTGGTGAAGCTGGTAATTGCTGAGGTGGTAATTGCTGAGGTGGTAATTGCTGAGGTGGTAATTGCTGAGGTGGTGCTACAGGCTCTTTTACTAGATTTTCAACCATAGTTTTCATCTCTGTAGACTTAGGCTTGAGATTACCAGACTGACCAACAAGCATTTCATCTTGCTTTTTAAGTTGACCATATGTCTGACCCATCAACTGCATAACAGCTGCTTTAGCTTCTGGTGTCATGTGGTCCATAATTAGAGATCAGCTAGAAGTTCATCAATATCATCTTCAACAGAGCTTTCCACAGGAGCTGGAACCGGTTCCGAAACTGGTGCTGCCTGGGCTGGGGGAGACCATGGCGGGGTATCTCCTTGTGTTGCAGGTGTAACTACCGGTTCGTCTGCTCTACAATAAAAATGTTCATTAAGCATAACATTTAGTTCGTCTGTAGATTTAATAGGAAACGTTTCTTTAAGAGTATGTGTTTGACCGTATATTTCACTCTGTTGTTCTTCTGTAAGGTTTAATTTACCTGCTGAAGTAAATCGAGACGAGACATATGTAGGATAATCTCCCTGTTGCTCGCATTTAACTTTAAAGCTAACACCCTCGTCACTAAGATCAAAAATACGAGCTCCAAACTCTGCTGCATCTTCACCTTCGATGGCTTCAGTAATAATCTTTTGAATCTGTTTTCCATAACGAAGCATTTTTACTTTACCATTATTTTCTGGATTAGTTGGATCATCAACAACATATACATTAACAAGCCACTTTTCTGTACGACGAAGCGCAGAAGCCTTCTCTTTTTCTTCATCTGTACCTGTACGCGACAAACGGAAACGCTCTTCGTTGATAGGGCACCTCTCACCAAATGTTTGTGGGCTTAGAGCCTGAACATATTGACCAGTAGCAAATGAATTCCACCCCATATTGTAGTAATGAAAAAAGGTATCTACCGGAGACTTACCATCTGGTAGTAGTCTCACTGTATACGTATTACCAGGCTTGGTTTGCATAATCTCAGAAAACTTTGACTTACCTTCACTACTTGAAGCTAAAGCCCCTTTGATACTTTCGAACATAGACATATTAAACGCACTCATATTTTTTTAATTTTATTTTATTATTTTTTATTTTCAACTATTAGTTTTACTTTTTGTTTTGTTTCTCTGGCCTTTGCTTTTAATATTGCTGAGCCATAGAATTTTGTTCGCGTACTCGCGAAAATTGTTTGGAAATCTTTAACGATGAAGTCGAGTACATCTTTTTCGATTACTTTAATAGTAGATTCGACTCCAAGAGCATGTAATGTATAAAAGTTTAACCTATGTTCTTGTAAATGCAAGAGACATGTCGGCATATTATTAGTATAATGTTTAGTATACTCATCTATTGTAAGAGAGTTCCTTATGCAATACTTTGCAATATATCTAAAACCTTCTTTAACCGATTCTACAGTATCTTCACTATCAGGATTGGACATTTCCCTTTCTTTCATAAAAAGAGAATAACATTTTAACGCTTTTCGGGAATTAAAAAACTTTAGATCGAAATATTCATCTTTTGAATATACTTCAAATGGTGCTATAAACCAATCTTGATAATTAATATGATTATGTTTGGCAAAAAAAGCAGAAAGCCTTTTAAGAGATATAAAGTCTTCGTCTTTTAACTTTGTAAAATCTTTCCTAAATCGGGTTGGTTTGTTTTGTGCTGAGCGAGTAGCATATAAATAACTATTGTATATGTTTTTTTCTCGTTCAGTTATCATTTTGAAATATACGCTTATTTTGGTTTAAATATTTAGTAATATACTTTGACTCAGCTATTTGTGGTTCAAACTCTATAAACATTTTAACCATTTCAAAGTCATTATCAACTGTTAAAAGAGTTTTAAGTACCTTTCTTATTTTTTCTTCTTTCAATACTAACACAAAAATATTTTGTAGTGATAATTTTTTACCTTTTAGTAAACAGCAAAATGTACAAAAGCACAGTAACAAGTGATCGAGCTCTCGTTTTGTAATATCCCTAGAGGGTGATGGTATATTAGGTTGTTGCATTATACTGGTTCAAAGGTTTTTGCAAAATTCATAAATTTTTCAGTTAATTTACCACCTGCCAGTTTATGCGATCCGCCACCATCACATAAAGTTGTTGCTAACACAGATAAATCTGCTTTACATTTTGAGTCTTTTCGAAATGATACAAAATGCCTATCTAAGTTTACCATTATTGCGATATCAGCATTATATTTATTTACTAAATAATGTCCAACTTCATTAACGTGAGATGTAACAAAAGTTGATATTACATTGTAATCCTTTACTTTACCAATAAACTTTGGATTCGTCAATTGCTCGGCAAATTTTTTAAAGAATAATTTTATTGAATTTTTCTCATGTAAATTATATTCTCTAAGTCCATCCTGGAATGCATTTACAAACTTTTCCCACTTTGGTTTATTGTACGTATAATATATAGCATTTAGGCGCGATGGCTCTAATTCATTAGGAAAATCAAACGACCAACAATCATATTGATCAATAAGATCTATTAATTTTTGAAGTTGGCTATCTAAGTTAAGCTTTGTTTTAAATTTATCCGCAATCAATTTTGTACACGAAGTATATTCTGTAACAATTGATTTAGCTTTAGTATATTTAACTGCATGAGGTACATGCAGCTCATGGTGATCTATAACAACAACATTATCTCTATTAATTGCCTCTGCTTGTTCTTCGTTTAAGCATAAATCACAAACAAAAATTTTATCGAAATGATCTAAAGTATTCCATCTACTTTTAAATTCATTGAGTATAGTTGCTTCAGTGGTCTCAACTGTAATTACATCATGTCCTTTATACAACCTATTCAACAACAATGCTGAGCCAGCACCGTCAAGGTCGGTATCTGTAAAGATAATGATATGCACATACGTATTTACTAAGTGCTTCTAGAAAGTCCAGCTAACGTATTAAGCATTGAATCATCTTCCTCTAAATCAATATCATCTGCCTGTTCAATAGTTAATGTTGAGTAATCAATACGCATAGGCTGTGTCATCCCACGCGGACCATAACGATTCTTCATCATACCTAACCTAATAATACCTAAGTCTCTATCCTCATCGTTCTGGAAGATACTGAGTATGACATCAGCAGTAGCAGCTAATCCAATCGATTCAGAGATTGTTGCCAAGTCTGGATTGTCTTGATCAAACCCAGCCCTATTTAGCTGAGTAGCTGATATAATAGGACAATTAAATACATAACTTATAGCACGTATTTGTTCTGTAACGTTTTTAATCCTCTCATAGGAGTTATTACCAATCGGTGAATGTATTAAATTAAGATAATCGATAACTATTGCATCTAGCTGAATACCTTTATCTTGAAACTTTTTGCAAAATGCCTTTATCTGGTTAGGAGTAACTGTCGACGGTGGAAACTCTTTAATATAAATATTACCTGGTGATTCTGTTACAGCAGCTCTTAATGACGCACCGTTAACAGCCATTTCTTTCATTGGTATTTTAGAGATGTTAGTACATATACGTCTCGCATATAATAATTCAGACATCTCTAAGGTTATTAATAATACATTCTTACCTTGCTTAGCAATATTTGAGGCTACATTACCTAAAAATATAGACTTACCAATATTAGTTTCTCCTGCAAATACGTATAACGATTTTCCTGCTTGTAAAAAGCCACCATCCAACGAATCATCTAACCACTCCCACGTACTCGGTATCTTATCTTCTACTGTAGTAAGATCCTCAATAATATCATCTATATTAGTCTTAACACCTAAACCTAAATCAGTAACTAAACTAATATTACAGCTCTTTTCAAACTTGTCTAATATAACTGTTGTATCAATATCACCAGCAGATATATCTTCTGCTGCTTTTAACATCGTATGGTATACTGCCTTCTCCTTTAAGAATTGCTCTGTGTTTTCAATTAACTCATCTTTATTGATATTCTTATCAATATCTGTAAAGGAAGTAACAAGACGTTTAAATGATTGTTTTTGGTCATCTGTTACAAGATACTGTTTAATCTCGGTTGTAGTTGGTAACTGGTTACGTTTTTCGTTGAACTCCTTTATAATTGTAAATACATCTGCAATATCTTTACTTTTAAAATAGTCTGGTTTTACGATATCTGTTATAGTTGATAAATAGCCGCTATCTGTCAACGCATTATACATTAACACGTTTTCAAAATAGTCGAGATCTAGCTTACCCATCCTACCTATAGTAGTAACCTATTGTTAAGAATCAACTAAATTTGTACTGTTTTACCAACGTACTTACTATACTTTTTCAGAAACCACTCTTGACCATTAGTCCAGTCAGTTGTAAATTTTCTGAGACCAGGTGATGCATGTGTAACATACGCATCTATAACACCACACTTGAAACCAGCTAAAGATGCGTCAAGTGTATAAGAAAGATCATAAAAATGAAATCCAACAGGACAGGTCTCATCAAATCGTATTTTCTTAAATACATTACGCGAAATAGCTAAAAACACACCGTCCATAATTAGCGCTTGGTGTGGATATGGACCAAAAGCAGTCATTGATTTTTGCGTCCCATTTAAGTGTGCAACTGCTCCATGAAGCTTCCCACCTCCTAATCCACCTCCCATAAGATGCCATAACGCAGGTTGTTTCATGTTAATTTGTGAGGCTCCAGCAACTCCTAATACATCATATTTTTTAAAATGATTCTTAAGTTTTCCATAATCAAAATTTTCTAAAATAATATCATCATGACATAAAATAATATGATCAACATTTTCTTTAATAGCAAAATCAATTGCTTTATTATATACCTGCTGTAAAGAGTCCTTATTATGCTCTTTAAAGTATACTTCCATCTTTTTATGTTTGGTCTGCCATAGTAAGGTATCTTCTTTCTTACCCTTTGTCGCGACGCAAATAAATAATTCGTTGTTCATCTCAAATAAATAAAAAAGGTGAATCATGTTTGAATTCGCCCACCTTTTTAAACTTAAAAGTCTTTTTATCTAATCGTCTAATCTCACCTTCTTTTAGATTTTTATAACCTTTACCTGGTATTGTTGAATAACACCCTTTATTATTAAAATGTAACATTGAACCAACTCGAGCAATATATAGTTCGTTAGTATCACAATCTACAATTGAGACAGCAAATGATCCTGCTAGTTCTTCTAAGGCTTGTCTAATATACCTCACTGGATTTGTTCCTTTACTACGATCATCTTCCATAAACTTTTGCAGTAGATTTACAATTAAAGATGTATCTACTGGATTCTCAATAAACGGAAGATGTTTTTTACGTATATCACGATCATTAGTAATGACACCATTATGAAAAACCATCCATGACATAGTATCAAAAGGATGAGAGGTTTCATAAGACCATTGCCTCATAGATGAAGTAGGGGCTTGTACATGACCGCAACTATATTTAGCTTGCTTGGAGCCTTTTACCTTATTGAAGTCAATTTCACCTTCTTTCTTATATACAAATTGATCATCATATGTAAGTTGCACATAACTACTAGCAAAAGTTCCACGATCTTGGTTAGCAGCATACAATACCTCTAACATAGACTTATCAGGAGCTCCAAATATAGCGCACATATACTATAATTTAATCTAACATTACAGTTTTTCCAGTTCGATGTTCATATCTTTACGAATACGTGCTGTAAGTTCTTTACTTTCTTCCTCTTTACCGTAATAAAGTCTAAACTCACGAGGAATTCTCCAAAAAAAGTCCATTACACCAGTAATTTCATGAAAAGCAAACGTATAATGCGGATACTGCACACCATCAACATCAATCCAACGTTTCCGCTTCTTTTTCTTTTTTTCTATACCTAATTTCTTAAGAGTATTTTTCCCAAGTCCCTTTACTTTGAAAAGATCTTGACTACTACGATAAGGTCGCATACCAACTATGTTTCTTGCAGTTAGCTTACCAACTCCAGGTAGAGCCCTAAGCTCTTTATCGTTCATCTTATTGAAATCTTTATAACTCAATTTCATATTCTATATTAATTATAACAAAGTTCCTTTTATTTGCACTTTTTTAAAGTAATTTCTACTATTAGCCATAAATATTATCAATGAGCTCCTTTGATAACTTCTACACCAGGTTGCAATCTCTAAATGAAGCAAGAAAATCTCCTGTAGAGGCTTTAGTACCTGGCGCCACTGGTGTTACAAAACAAATGCGTTCTGCAGGTTTAAGTTCCGCTCCACTGGATACAATTAAGTTTATCCGAGAGCTGCTATTCAACCTGGATGTTATTTCTGAAGAAGAATTAAATGTTATTAAAGCTAGTAAAGGGTTCACAGGTAAGAAGCAAGCTATGCTTAAAGTTCTTCAAAATAATCAAGATGCAATTAATGCTAAGTCTGATGAAATATCCCAGACTATTGAAAGTACTTTAGATGATTTTATTTCAGGTATGGGGGTTAACAGATCACGTGAAGAAAAATATGCTGCTCAGGCTGCTGCACAAGAGTTAGCTGCTCAAGCAAGAGCTGCTAAGTCAGGTAAAGAAATGGATGATGCACTTGCTGATGTTATTTCCGATGAAAAGCTTATAATTAAAGCATCTCTTGCTAAAGCTATTCAAGAACTAGAAGATCTTCCTGGTGGTGAGGATATCTCTCCTGAAGTACTTGCTGAAATTAAAAAGTTTGCTCCAAAAATTAATACTATTGAGCAGTTTGAATCTTTTGTTAAACAGTTAAGCGGGATGGAAGAATATCAATTACCTGCTGCGTATCTTTCTAGTACTGTTAAAGCCATTAAAGGTGGTATGGAAGATTACGAAATGGAGGATCAAGAAGATCCTGATCATGATCATATGTCGGATGAAGAATTTAATGCTAAAAAATCAGATCTTAATAAAGATGGTGATATTTCCGAATATGAGCGAGCAAGAGGTGAAGCTATTGCTTCTGCAATGGATAAGGAAGATGAGGAAGGCCCGGAGCATGGTTCTGTTGAAGAGCATTACCCAGAAGATAAAGATCCAAGGCAACCATTAGAGTCGGATGAAGACGAAGATGAAGATGAAGACGAGGACGAAGAGGAAGTTGTTGCAGAAAGCAAATATACAACTGCTGATTATCTTACTGATATCTATTCAACAGTTGAGCCAATTATTGAAAGTACTGTTAACGAAAATGGTCAAACAACTCCAACTCAACAATATCTTGTTGAAAAGCATGAAGAGGCCATTGAAGAGGTTTATACAAACTCATATCTTACCGAGCAAAAAGTACAAGATTCTCTACCTAAACAAAAGAAGGAAAATAATCTTAGCTTTAAAGAACGCTTCCAGCCTAAAACCCACTGGCAACTCGAGGAAGTTCGCCGATACGGTCTCTAAAGCTTTTTACATCCTTTAGACAAGTATAGCTCATTCAACTTAGATTGCTGTACATATTGAATAGGATCTTGGTAACCTGCATCTACGAAGCCTTTTACCCTCATACTAGATGATGGGGTTGTTGCATCTGCTAATCCATCTTTCCTATTAGAGTAGCACGTCCAAGTCTTACCAAAATCTACCCCTAGCTTTACTCCTTCTCCAACGATAGCTTCTTTACTCATTGTAAGCAACGGAGCTTCAATATTAATACGATGTTCCCTGTTAAGAGCAATCAATGCATTCATGGAATCAACAAATTCATTAGAGCCATCCCAATAACCAGCGAGGCTATCAACTTCCGCTGCCCCGTACCAAACAGTATCAGCACCTTTTGCTTCTGCGTATGCACATCCTATAGTATTGAACAACTGATTACGAAAAGGTACATAACTTACTGGTTGAGCATCACCCGCCATCTTACTTATATCAGGATTATCAATGTCCTCGTTAGTAAGTGAAGAAGTAGGAGCTAGATGCTTAATGAATCCAACATCAGCTATATAATGAGTTACTACTAAATCAGATACTTTGGCTTTCACCGCTTCTATCTGACTCGATACGCATTTTAGTTCACGTTTATGACGTTGACCATAATCAAAAGAGATAAGATGTATCTCTTTAAATCCTCTATCCACTGCCATATGTAGTAAGACTACGGAGTCCATACCACCTGATATACTTAATACTAATTTACTCATTTTTATCTAAGGAATCTTTTAGGATTTCATTTTCTTTATTTGGAATAACGACTTCTTCTTCTACTTCATCAGGTACATCGTCATCACCTTCCCCACCAGAGTAAGCCCACTCAGTCTTAATCTTCTCTTCTAGTACAGGGAGGATAGTATTCTCCCAGAGGTCTTTATCTTTTCGAAAATTCTTATAGTAACCAATCTTCTTGCCATCTGGAAGTTGATAAGTAGAACCAGTTTGAATAACAGCACCAACCCCTACAGCAAGGTCAAGAAGACCGTAATATCGATCTAGCCCGGTATGAAATGAAAGGAACATTTCACCTTGAAGGTACTGCTTAATGAATCGATTCTTACGAGTCAGAGCTCTGATAAGAATACCAGCATAATTCTTCTGGCCTACAGCGGTTTCAGCATCCATAGTCTTACCACCATCACTTTTCATAGGTTTACGAGCCAACTGAACAGTTACTGAAGGAAGATATACAATTGACTTACCCCCTGGCATGTGTTTCTCGATAGATGGAAACATAGCAGCGGGATCATCATAAACATGGTTAGTGCAGAGGATAGTAGTCTGGGTAGTGGCACCAAGATTAGTACAAGTCTGCATTAAAGATTTCATAGCACGTGCTTTTGTACCCATATCAGATGAAGTACTATCTTTACCCATCCGACTATGCTCAAGTTCTGATTGAAGATTACCAAGTGAGTCGATAGCTACAATAAACTTACCTTCAAGACCTTTCTCTTTAACAGAAGTAAGGAACTTATACAAAGCATTTCGAGTTTGCTCGATAGTAACACATGGAACATATTTTACTTTGCTAATATCAAGTCCAATACGTTCTGCACCTTCAGGATCAACTGCATTCTCTGTATCAAATATAACAGGAATAAGACCTTCTTTCTGTGCGTTAGCTAAAATTTTAAGAACAAACAATGTCTTACCTGTCATTGACTCTCCACCCAACATTGTTACTCGACCTTTAGGAATGCCTCCATGAATAGAACCTGATACAATGGCATTTAATACATAACTACCGGTATCAATCCAACCACCTACCCGTGACAAAGTACTATCCTTTAGATATGTTGCAAACGGATTTATTTTATCAATTGAATCTAACGCAGCTAGCGTATCTTTATCAAAATCATTCATATATTTATATTGTATGAACTCAGCTTTATTAATCAAGATAAAAAACTACCGACTCTCACCGGTAGTTAAATTGGCTCGGGTACTTGGATTCGAACCAAGGACCTAGTGGTTAACAGCCACCCGCTCTGCCGCTGAGCTATACCCGAAAGATTATTTACCGTCAGCATCAAATAGCTTAATAACCTCAGGCTCCTCTGCCGCTGGTTGCGCCGGCGCAGGGTTATTAATAGCGTGATATTGGGCTGTGATCTGCTCTGTAAGCTTAACTGTGGAAGTAACAATAGCTGACTTATGAAAAGTCCATTTGTTATCCTTCTTATCCCCTTCAATAAACTCCATAAATAGATAAGGAAAAGTTTGTACTTGAAGCTGACCATTTTGCTGATCCGGTTGTACATGTACAATAACTGGGTTATTAAGAGTCAAAGTCTCATCAGTTTGATCTGTCTCAACTCCAACGACGGTACGACCTACTTGGTCGACAATAGCAATAATTTCTTTTTGATCACTCATATAATAGTATTATACTATATTAAAGCTAGGTATCAACTGTGGATTTAATTTTTTTATTCCATAAGTAAACGTAAGCCTTATTTATGTCTAAGAGAACAATTCTTCTTCATTTACCCGCGTATAGAGACCCTGAATTAATACCTACTATTGAGGACGCGTTAGCTATGGCTAAATATCCTGAAAGAATTCATTTTGGTATTTTCAGGCAGTTTAACCCGGATGATGGTTTTGATGACTTGTCTGAATATAGAGATAATCCTAGATTTAAAATTGAAGAGATTCATTACACTAAAGCAAAAGGTCTACCATATGCCCGGGCATTAATAAATGACAAATTACTTACTGATGAAGATTTTGTTTGTCAATTAGATTCACATCACCGATTTACGGAAAATTGGGATACAACCTTGATCAATTGGTATGATGAACTAGTAGATGATGGTTATAACCCTGTTATAGGAGGTTACTCACCTCTGTATAATCCCTTTAATGACCCTGAAGAAAGAGTGCAGGAACCGTGGATGTCTCAAGCAGCATGCTTTTATCCTTTCGGAACTATTTTTATACGTCCAGGTGCTGTACCTAATTGGCAAAATTTAAAAAAGCCATACCCAGCAAGATTTCTTAGTGGTCATTTTGCTTTCGGTTCTAATAAATGGGCTAGAGATGTTAGACACGACCCTAACATATTTTTCGCAGGGGAAGAAATTAATTTAACAGTAAGAACGTTCACTAACGGGTATGATTTATTTCATCCACATAGAGTAGTTATATGGCATGCTACTATGAGAGAAGAGCGTAGTGGTATGCTAGTATGGGATGATCAGCATAAACGAGGTGATGATCTGTGGCATAAAGGTAATGATATAGCTCGTTCTAGAATACGTCAATTGCTAGACGTAGAAGATAATGGGCATAATTTAGGTGATTACAATCTTGGTACAAAGAGAACACTTCACGACTATGAAGTTTATTCGGGTATAAATTTTAAAAATCGCTCATTTCAACAGCATACTATTGATAACAACTTTCCGTCTAATCCTAAAGATAGTCCATGGAAAAATTCTTATTACCATTTAGTAAATATAACACATGATATGCTACCCGGAAAAGACTACGATCATATTTTAGTTTCTTTTGATGATATTGAAGGAAAAGGTATACATCAAACATATATTACAGATGATAGATTGGTACAGTTTATACAGGGTAGTAATATTCACTACGAAGAAATGTTTTACACAACTAGTACGCCAGTTAAAGTTGTATACTGGGGATATTCTAAATCACAAGGATGGGCAGAAAGAATTGAATTTAACTTTTAGTTGGTAGGCTGTAAATATTACCATGATTGTTAATTATAAGTTTTTAAAAATATGAAAGTATATACTACATTACAGGATAATAAAAATAATTGGCGATCGTGGATGGATATGTTCTATAGATTGTCTAAAAATTTAGAAGCAAACTATAACGCCGAAATCATAAGTCAAGTTGGCGGTCACTTGAGAATCGACTTTATAGATCATAATTTACCCGATTGTGAAGTAGTAATATATGATGAAGAAAAGGATATACTATACGCAATGTCATTATCTGAAACTCAAACACGTCTATGGGATGTTTTTTGTGAGCGTAACAAAAAAGAAGATGTGTTTATACTTGTAGGCCAACAAGAATGGGGTATGGCTAATAAGGATCTATCCGTTTTAAATTTTCAATTAAAGCAATGTACTTACTATACATTTTTAGCTAACCATGATTACGATCATTTTTATAACATAGGGTTAAAAACCCCGTTTAGTAAGCGTAAGGATAAATTATTTTTTAAATGCTCTACCGGTAGGGTTGATGCTTTTACTTTAGAAAAGCAAGGTTATATAACATGTGATATTGATGCAAGTGTTGATATTGTAAAATACTGTGAATCTGCTATTACACATAAAATGGGACTATCTATTGCCGGTAACTTAGAACTGTGCTATAGAGATATCGAACACATGGCTTTAGGTGTACCGAATCTTAGATTCGAATATTGTAATAATTATGATCCACAGCTTATTCCTAATGTTCATTATATTGCTGTAGAGCGAGGTGAATTGGCATTTGATAATTATCAGGATTTGCGTGGTAGTGATATAAACGTGCAAAAATATATTAATCGGTTTAACGAAGTTAAAGACGACTATGATTTTTTGCAATATGTTGCTTTAAATGCTAGACAATATTATGAACAGTATTGCTCAAAGGATAATAATGTTAATCTATTATTAACAAAATTTAATCTATGAACCATTATACTGCACTTTCGGAAAACTATCCAGACTATTGGTCACATTTTAATATTTATTACATTGCTAACTCTATTAACATACCACTTAAGTTTAAGGTAATATTCTCAGCGAAATAATGGATAAATTAGCAATATGTTATACGTGCTGTGGACCTACATATAGGAAAACCGCGAGAGATAAATTAATAAATCTTCATAAAGATAATGAAGACATCTTCTATTTTGTGATAACAGAAGATGTTGACTACTTCAGAGATATAAAACGAAAAAATTTAATTGTTAAAAATTTGAAAGATTTTTATGACGATTATCCGCATATTGAAGCATATGAGTATTTCTTGGAAAGTAATAGCGCTGAAGATTACGGTAGAAAATTTATTGAGACTGAATATAGATTTCCCTTTTCTGTAAATAGATTTAATTTTATATTAGCGGAAAAATATAATATAAAAAACGTAGCACTTTTAGGTACAGACACGGATATTAATATTGATATATATAAAACTTTAACAGATAAAAATAATAAAATTTATAAC